GACAAGGAAGCGATACTTTTGACTGCGGAGAAGGCTCTCACTTGGCTCACAACTCGGGAACTAAATGCTTTGCAAGCTGTTGTTAGCGGTGAACCTTTCGGCGAAACCTCCAAATCTCTGACCGTCGACGCTGAATTCAAAACCCAGACCAAGGCTAAGGCTCAAGAATCCTTTGCTGTCACTCTACCTTACGGGCAATCAATCCTGGCTAACTCCAAGCAGTTCAATGCTTATTTTGCCACGGCTCAACCGCTTGCATACCTGAATTGTCAACGTTTGCTGCGCCCAGGGGTTATTTTGGATTATGGTCTTAGCGACGACGAGCTCTCCGAAAAGATCAGAACTCTTGGGCACCACGCACGGTTAAACGGGTTAGAGCAGATTCAAGCTGATCTTTCCAAGCAAGACTCCAGCCACACTGCAGCCACTCTATATGCATTTCTTCTGGTGCTCAGAGACGCCGGTGTTCCTGAAGAACAAATTGATTTCTATTGGCAGTACTGCCGTAAGTATGTCTTTTTGTCTCGCGGAGTTGACGCTTGCAAGGCCTCGATTTCCTTCAATTTAGGTTCCGGTGACCCTTTCACTCTTCTCCGGAATGATATCATGGAATTATGTGTGCTTGCCGTTAAATATGTGCACGCAGACTCTATGTTTGTCGTCGAGAAAGGTGATGATGTTCATGGAGTTATCAAGTCCCTGCTCTCAAGATCTTTGGCTGCTTACCCTTCTATCGCTCAGTGCATCTTGACCGTCGATCATTCCAGTCTGGACCACTCTCATGCTTTAGTTGGCTACCACGCCGGCCGCTTCCACAATGGTCATCGTTACCTCGTCGATCCAATTCGTGCATTCTTCAAGCATTTCACTCGCTTGTCTGACACTACAGTCTCTGAAACCGTTCTTTACAATTCATACGTTTCTAGAGCAACTGATTATTCTGAGTCAGAAGTGGAATTCTTGAAAGCCGCTTGTGTGTCTCATTACCCTTTCTTCTCAACAAGTCAGGTCACTGAGATTATTTCGACCATGCTTTCCTTGCGTGATTTTTCGTACTTTTGCAAAACTTCCAGGATTAAGTACAAAACTTCATACATTGCTGTCGACACCCGCGAGAACTGTGCATCAAATTGTGTTCGTGCCGTACTACCAGGACGATCTCGAGCCTTCTACCGTCAATTTGAAGGTCTCAACGCTGAGGCGCTCTCTGGCAAGTTATCCGAATATGCCATTCCCCACTGTGTCACGGACGGGACCCCGATACCCTCCGTCGCCAATATGATTTTCATCGGGACCGGACATGCGCGTGTAAAAGTTGATTTAACGAGGCTCCGTAGGAACCTTTAATTCTCAACTTTCAATCTTCACCACATGCAATGTCTGACAAAGTTTCTTCCGCTGGTCTCCCTGCTGCTGCTATCAGCAGTCATCTCGGAGATTCGTCTTCTAGTGCCGTCTCTTCTTCCCCCATCGAATTCTCGATTGCTCGGTCTGGTTGTGGCCTTACTAACGGTGCTGTGTCTGGATCTTTTTCTTTCAAGAACCACACGCGCGTCGTCGAATTGCGTAAGCTTTTCCTCGTCGTCGAGCTCGTCAGTGTCGCAGTCACCATCTATCAAGTCTCCGCCCGCGCCGCCTCGTCCAGCAGCCCATATAAACCCTATCTCATCAGGCATGGTGTTGGTCCCCGCGGATTGGTCGGTCATGATGGCACCGTGAATTTAGTTTCCGACTGGCCTCACATGTCTAACTTCACCACGACCGTTGACAATGCGTCCTCTCAGACAATTGTCCACGGCCGTGGTGGAATCCCCTTTCCATCCGGTGTGCTTTTCGATTTAAATGTTGTTGAGACCCGTTCCCCCGTCGCCGAGTACCTTGTCGGCATCGCTAATCCTGTCAGTCAAGGCAGTGATGATCTCGTTCTTTGTCAGTTCGATTTCATTGTTGCTTGTTCTGGTCAGAATTTCGGTGCTCCCTAGGACGCCCAGGCTGCCCCACCAGACGATGTTTTGCTCACCGACGTCGTTTCTTTCGTGTCTAGTCCAATTCCATGGACACATTCCAGGTATACCATGAAACAGTTACCTGCGTCTGTTGACTCGTTCGAGCTAGCTTGGTATCCTTCCGGTGCGCGCGTTTCACTCCCATTCACACACTATCTTTCTTTCAACCCTTCCACGAGCAATCGTTCTGTTGTTGATATTGACACTGGTGACACTCTCTATGTTCTGCCCTCCAGATTTATTGACCGCATTTTCGTCGACATTTCTGAGGCAGACATACTTGTGCCCCTAGGGTTCGTTCACGCCGTCTCTCAATACGCTGTCAACAACTTCGTCGCTCCCCCCTCCAAGGCCTAATGACGCTTCATGTTTTCTTTACCAATTTTGTTTATACATCGCAAGTAATCCTCATCCGCAACTTTGCGGAAATACGGTGCCA